TGGCTGTGAAAATTTCCTAAATTTTAAACTAGGATTAGCAATTAAGTTTTGTTCATTTATTCTGTAAGGCATACTTAATGCAAGATTAGGACAATCAGCAATCATAGTTGCCATAATATATCTGTGCCAATCAAATCTTCTATTTAAACAGATAGCATGATTTTCAAATGAATTATCATAGTGACTAATTACTTTACACATAATGTTTTCTGTTTTCTTTTTGCCAACTGGTTCGAACAGTCTTCTATATGCTTCATAAGTTTCATAATTTCCTACTAGTAAGAATTTATTACCGCTTGCAACTAATAATGGATGATGAATGTGCAAGTTTATTGCTCTATCAGTCTTATGACCTTCATTTTGTAAGGCTGTATATAAACTCTTTAAATTATTTGTAATTCTTTCTACTTCCGGCTCATGTGCCTCATATTCTGTTGGAATAATGTCTACAAACGGAACAGCAGTGTTTCTACCCATACTAGATAATGGTATAGCACTTTCATCTACTAATCTTATACCTAAATAATTTTGTTCGGCCAAAAACCAATCGTAGTACTTGATAGGAAACCCATATTTTTCTTCTAATTGAGTGCAATTACGTTCTCCGGAAAAAACTTCAAAATTCTTTATACCTGCTTTGTTTACTAGATATTTGACGATTTCTAATTCCATAGCTCCAGTATTTTTAGGATCTGCTTCTAACAAGTAAGTATCAAATGTTCTACCCGGATGAAAATGGTTGTCGTGTACTATTCTAAACACATCTTCTACAAAAAAATAAACCTTTGCTTTATTTGTAAGTTTTGCAAGTCGTCTAAGTATTATATTACAGTCTTCAAAATATACCCATCCTGATATCAATACAACATAATCATTTTTTCCAAAATTAAAGGACTTTTGTGCCATTTCAAAGTATGCAGGCGTAGATAATTTCTTATGCCTGCCTTTATGAGACATTAATGCAGTACCTTGATTATATAAAGTAATAGAAGGATGCTTTATAGGTTGCAACTGTTCGGTGTGTAAATCCTTAAGATATTTTTTTTTCATTTTATTTCCATTTGTTCTTTTATGTAATTTGCAAACTCTATATGGCCCGCAGCACTAGGATGTCCGCAAGGAAGAAAAAATTTACTAGGTCTACAGTTTTCTCTTTCTACTACAGCCCTCTGCCAATCTTTGCCCATGTTCTTTTTAGCAAATCTACTAACTAACTTGTAATTTTTATCACTTAACCAATCAAATTCAAAAATAGGCATTCTATAGTTAAAGCCTATACCATTGTCTTGTTTTACAAGGTATTCCAAAAACGTAAATGGCAAGTAATTTTCTCCTGTCAATACTTCATCAAACACAGAAAAGAAAAGTATTTCTGTACATGTATTTAAGCATTTTTGTCTAATTAACTTTTCATATTCTTTTGTGGGGTTGATCATCATATCAACAGTGGTTATGTCTTTAAATATTAGCTCCCTGCGAGTTTGTAAATTAGGCGGCACATAGGAAAAATCTATTGTACGAAAGCCGTAACTTCTACGTGTTACACCTGACCATCCTACAATTACAAGATCATATTTTTCTTTACGCATCTGACTAGAAAAAATTTTATAAATTTTTGCATTACTGGCGCCTGAAGTTCCGTGATTATCAACATCATGCCCTAACAACATAGGCCAGGGAAGTTCATCATATTTTAATCCATATCCTTCTGTCCAACTACAACCTACTGTTAATATTCTCATTTGTACTCGCAAAATGTAATTTGGGCAGTATATCTAGGTTCTAGTCCTAAATTTGCAGCCATATGTAAGCAATCATGATTCCAAAGCACATAAGTTCCCGCAGTCCAATCTAATATTTTTCCATCTATTTCAAAAATATGTCCCGGTCTTCTATCTTCTAGGAATATTATAGCTCTTTTAATGACACTAGGATCATCTATATTATAAAGTTCTCTATATTTTTTGTAAGTATCAGAGTGATGAGGAAGTATGTTACATGTATTCATTTTATAGAAGCTCAAAGTTATATTTACTCCGTCAAATAGTTTCATGAATTTGCTGGTCCAATCGGGCATTTCTCTACTCATATCGTAAAGTTTACCAGTAAATTCTTTTTGACTGTATCCTTGAAGTTTCCAAGTTTGTATTTGTATACCATCATTAAACGGTATTCTTTGATAGTCAAGTTCTTTGTGTTTAGTCCCCCAAAACGGTTGAATCAAACCAGTAGAATACATAATAACTCCTAGGTAAATAAACTGCGTATATTATTTATCAGGAGTACAAATGCAAATAGGATTTATAGGAGTAGGAAAACTAGGATTACCCTGTGCTGAAGAAGTTGCAATCAGAGGGCATAAGGTTGGATGCTACGATATAGATACAAAAATCAAAAGTGAAATAGTAACCATGCACAATACTATTGAAGAATGTGTGCAAGATAAAGATATTGTGTTTGTTGCGGTTCCTACGCCCCATGATAAATCATATGATGGCCGAGCACCAACTAGTCATTTGCCTCCAAAAGATTTTGATTACACCGTTGTTAAAGAAGTGGTTGCAGAAGCAAATAAATTTATGAATAATACACAAATGCTTTGTTTGATAAGCACTGTGTTGCCTGGTACAGTTCGTAGAGATATTATACCATTAGTAACAAATACACGTTTCGTATACAATCCGTATTTAATAGCTATGGGGAGTGTTGCTTGGGATATGGTAAATCCAGAGATGGTATTAATTGGTACTGACGATGGCAGCGAAACAGGCGATGCAAAACAGTTAAGAGACTTTTATGAATCAATTATGGACAATTCCCCCCGTTATATTATAGGAACATATGATGAGTGCGAGTGTATCAAGGTCTTTTATAACACATTTATAAGTACAAAATTAAGTTTAGTTAATATGATGCAAGATGTAGCCATGAAACAAGGTAACATAAATGTTGATATTGTTACAGATGCTCTTGCTAATTCGACAATGCGTATTATGAGTCCACAGTATATGACTGCTGGTATGGGAGATGGCGGAGCATGTCATCCCCGTGACAATATTGCACTACGTTACATGGCACAAGAACTAGACTTAGGTTATGATATATTTGCTACAATAATGAATGCTAGAGAAATACAAGCAAAAAATATTGCAAAATTTTTAGTCGAAAAAGCAAAAGAATATAACCTACCTATACTTATTCATGGTGTTGCTTATAAGCCTGATGTCCCATATAAGGACGGCAGTTACAGTTTATTGGTTGCACACTATTGCGAAGAAATGGGTTATTATCCTATTTTAGTTGATCCAATGACGCATCCTTTGAGAGGACCGTTTAAGGCTGTTGTTCTACTTGGTCATTCTAACCAGGTTACATATAACTACACTAAAGAAGTACAAAAACAAACTTTCTATTGTTATCTAGAAAAAGATAGTGTCATTGTAGATCCTTGGCGACTTTACAAGAATGAAGAACAAAAATATATCTATATACCCTATGGAAATACTAGACAAACGGTTTAATTTTTGTTATAATATAATATGTTTGATATAATTTTTATAAGCAATGGCGAAGAAAACGCTGATCAAAACTACAGTAATTTATTAGATAGATTTCCTATTGCAAAAAGAGTAGATAGAGTGGTTGGCATACATAACGCACACAAAAAAGCTGCTACTCTTTCATTGACAAAAATGTTTTGGGTAGTAGATGCAGACGCAGATATAGTTCCTAGTTTTGACTTTACATTTAATAGTGCATACAAAGAATTAGATTTTGATACTGTGTATACATATAGAAGCATAAATCCTGTCAACGATTTAATTTATGGATATGGAGGCATAAAGTTGTTACCCAAGAAAAAAGTGTTAGATATGGACATGAATTCTGTAGATATGACTACTAGTATTTCTAACAAATTTGTTCCTCTACCTGAGATATCTAACACAACAAGGTTTAATATAGACGAATTTAGTGCATGGAAGAGTGGCTTTAGAGAATGTGCAAAATTAGCAAGTAAAGTTATTGAAAAACAAAATGATAAAGAGACTGAACTTAGATTAAATGTATGGTGTAGCGATAAATTTAAAGACAGAAAATTTGGCAAACAAACAATAGATGGTGCAAAGGCAGGTCGTAACTATGCATTTAATAATAGCGATTCTTTGTCAAAAATAAATGATTTCGGATGGTTGTATGAACAATTTTCAAAATATACCTTGGGATAATATTACACGATTTGGTCAGAAAACCCTCCTAAAGAGCCATCTTTTTACAGTTTCGTGGATCCTGGCTAGATTTTGTAATTATAACTGCTCTTATTGCTGGCCATACGCTAGATCTAGTACCCCTGACCATCAAGATTTAGAAATTTACTTAAACACCATAGATAGTATCAAAGCACAGGCAAGGAACAACGGTTTCAAAGATTTTCACTTTAGTTTTAGCGGAGGTGAACCTACTGCCTATAAATACTTTGGAGACATTATAAATCATTACTGTAATGATGATCAACCAGATTATCAAAGCATACATATGACAACTAATCTCTCGCCAGGTAGTAAGTGGTGGAACAAATGGATACAAAACACAGGCAAATTAAACAGGAAAAGTATTACTGCTAGTTTTCATGCAGAGTTTGCAAAAGAACAGGAGTTTGGAGATAAATGTCTTCAATTGATGAACGATGGTGTATTGCTTACAATTAATCAAGTTATGGTTCCTGAAATGTTTGAACAGTATTACAAACGCTGTGAACGATTTGCCTCCCGAGGCATTAATGTCACTCTCAAACCTCAGTCAGACTCAACTGCCTCCTACGTGGTATCAGGATATACTGAAGACCAAATTCAAAGAATGCAAACAGGATTCCCTCAACACGTCAATGGACAACAAAAAGCACAAATAGCACTCTACGATGACCAAGGAGTAGAGTACGAATTAGATCAAGCTGAAAGATTTAATGCTTTTGGGTTTAACAAATTTAAAGGTTGGACTTGTAATGCAGGGTATCAAGGATGCGTCATACGCGGCAATGAAGTAAAGCGCAGCTATAGTTGTCATGATGAACCATTAGGTACGCTGTATGACGGTTTTACGCTGTTTAAGACACCATCTAAATGCATTACACCTAGCTGTGTAAGTTCAGCAGATAGTAAATTACCTAAGGTCAAAAATGTATAAGTTATCGCAAATAACAAATGTTCATTTAGAAGTTACAACAAACTTTCAAAAATTGGTTTCCTTTGGATTTTTTACAAAAACTTCCCAGTGTATCTTTTTGCGGTAATTTAGGAGATCCTATAATTGCAAAAGATACACTAGAAATATGTCAATATTTAAGAGAATGTAATAACAACATTTATATCCAATTACACACTAATGGTAGCGCAAGAAGTTTAGATTGGTGGGCATCATTAGCAAAATTAGATGTTGTAGTTGTTTTTGGAATAGACGGTTTAGAAGATACACATAGTAGGTATAGAATAAACACGAGCTTTGCTACTATAATAGAAAATGCAAAACACTTTATTATGCACGGCGGTCGTGCTAGATGGGATATGTTAGTTTTTGATCATAATAAACATCAAGTAGACGAGTGTAGATTATTTTCTGAATTATTAGGATTTGAAAAATTTTTTAGTAAGAATACTTCAAGATTTAAAGACGGCAAATTTAATGTATTAGATGACACTGGAAAAACTATTGATATACTTTATCCTACAGAAAAAAGTATTAGCCACACAAATAGTGTCAAAGAATCAATTATTGAAAGTGTTCCTAGCATAACTTGTAAAGCAAAAGAAATGAATAGCATTTATGTGTCTGCTAACGGAAACGTTGCTCCTTGTTGTTGGTTAGATTTCGAATACATACCTCCTCCGTCTGAATATAGGATAGATTATATGGACAAAATAGGAAGTTTTCCTAATCTAAAGTCTGAATCTTTAGAAGATATTTTTAATTCTAGTTACTTCAGTGATATAGAAGACTTGTTCAATAGTAATCAATGTCTTAAGGAATGTAGCAAACAGTGTGGTAAATTTGATAAACTAGGAGCCCAGTTTGAAAGTTGAAATTGAAGATGTCCTTTTTTGGATGGATGCTGTCCGGAACAGTGACGATCACTATCGGACATTAGAAAGTTTTTGGAAAGGACAAGTAAGGAGCAAAGTTTGGTTAGCACAAGAACTACAGATTGTTGCCCCGGATTATCCACAAAAGATTATAATATACGGTGGTTGGAATGGAGTATTGGCTAGTATATTGTTTAATAGTAAACTTAATATTGATCATATTACTTCAGTTGACATAGACCCTGACTGTAAAGAAGTTGCTTGTACTGTAAACAAGAGACAAGAAATTTTGGGAAAGTTTAGTGCTGTAACAGCCGATATGTGTGATTATATAACAGAAGCGGATATAGTAATTAACACTAGTTGTGAACACATTACACAAAATCAATACGAGACATGGCTTGAAAATCAACCTGCAGACGCAACTTATGTGTTGCAAAGTAATGATTACTATAATTTAGATGAACATATCAATTGTGTATCTGATTTAAACGAATTTACAAAAAAGTCAATGATCAAACCGTATTATAGAGGTATATTGGATACTCCTAAATACAACCGATTTATGCTTATAGGGAAGAAAAAATGAGCAATACTTTTTGTCCATTGCCTTGGATACATCTTGCCACAAGACCTAATGGCGATGTACGTGTCTGTTGTACTGCAAATGCAAGCGGAGCAGGCAAAAAAGATGAAAAGGAAGCAGGCATAGTTAAACAAGATGGCATCCGTATGAATCTTAGAGACCATAGCATAGAAGAAATTTGGAACAGCAGTCATATGCGCAGGACTAGGTTACAAATGTTAAATGGAGAAATCCCCCAAAGTTGTCAGAAGTGTTTTGTAGAGGAAAGTAAAGGTATACGTAGTAAACGTAACTGGGAGTCTGAAGTATGGAAAGAAAGGCTTGATATTGATAGTATAGTAGCCAAGACATCAAAAGACGGTTCACTTCCTGTAGAAATACCTTACTATGATCTACGATTAGGAAATTTATGTAATTTGAAATGTGTAATGTGCAGTCCGCACGATAGTAGCTCTTGGATAAAGGATTGGAAATTGCAGTATCCTAATTACAAAAATAAAGATCTTATTGATGGTGAAAATTGGAATCCTGCATTTGATTACACATGGTATAAGAAAAGTTCATTTATAAATTCTATCAAGGATGATGCAAAAAATATTAAAGAATTATATTTTGCAGGAGGAGAACCATTATTAATTCCTGAACATTCTGCTATTTTAGATTTCATGATAGAAAGTGGTAATGCAAAAAATTGTGTTCTAAGATATAACACCAATGGTACTATAATAGAAGATTCTATGATTAACAAATGGGAAAATTTTAAGTCTGTCAAAGTAAATTTTAGTCTAGATAGTATAAGTGATCGTAACGAATATATTAGATATCCTTCAGTATGGAAAGATGTAGTATCAAATCTTGAAAAACTGGATCAAACATCAGATAATATAGTGGTAAATTTAGCATGTGCAGTACAATTACTAAACATTACTACATTGCCTTTGTTAGCAGAATGGAAACAAGATATGAAATTCAAAAAAATCAACAAGCCACCTTTTGGTGCCGGTACAATAGGATTGCATCTTGTATACTTGCCTAGTCACATGAATGTTAAAGTTTTGCCAAAAAGAATTAAAGATCAAGCTGCAGAAAATATTGCAAACTTTATTACTAAGCAAACTGATAAAGAATTTATACAAAATCCATATGGCAAGCAAAGATGGCAAGGATTAGTTAATTATATGTATAGCGAAGATTGGAGTAGTAAACTTCCTGCTACTATAGAGTTTTTAACAAGTTGCGACAAAACAAGGAATACAAATTTCAGGGATATATTTCCTGAGTTAGGAGAATTATAATGGATAGTGATATGATTGAAAGAGGTTTGCTTTGGAATAGCCTAGCAAATTTAGGAGAAACTGCAAAACTAAAGTATAGTATTGACCTTGGTGAAGTACAAGACCAATTAAGGCAATTTGATGACAACTGGTGTCCGTACAACCAAAAGAAAGATACCCATAACAACAGATGGGGATTACCGGTAACAAGTCATACTGGCGATGTAATGGACAATTATCATCTCAATAGCTTTGGCTATATGCAAAAGTACCACGATGTAGAAATGAAAGAAGAAAATTTTAATACTCCTACAGAGGTTTACAAAAAAATTCCTGGTATTGCAAAACTTGTTGATGTTTTCGCTCCCGATATAGGGCGTGTGCATTTATTAAGAGTAGACCAAGGCGGATTTTTCCCACCGCATAGAGATTTTCATGGCGTTGCACCAGAGTATTTTAGATTGCTATGTGTTTTTGGCAAATGTAAGCCTGAAAATTTTGTTCATATGCTCAACGGAAAACCAATGTATCCTGATCCAGGATTCTTGTATTTTGTGAATTTTCAATTAGATCATAGCGTGTTTAGTTTTTCAGATGGACTTTACGCTCTTATACTAACAGTAAAGTTAAATCAACGAACTACTGATATAATTTTGAAAAATACTATGGCCGAATGAATATACAATACGAAAACAAAGCAAAAGAAGACTGGTTTTTAATAAGTTGGGCATTGAGTAACAAATGTAACTATAGGTGTTCGTACTGTCCTGATTTTTTACATAATGGTAGTAGTGGACATCCAAATTGGGATACAGTAAGTAAATTTATTAATAATTTTAATCCGGTTAGCAAAAAACTTTGCTATAGAATTACTGGCGGCGAACCAACATTCTGGAAAAAATTTATAGATATGGCAAAACTTATTAAAGAAAATGGCCATAGCTTTAGTTTCATAACAAATGGAAGTCAAAGTGTAGACTATTATAAATCAATAGATCAATATACAGATGGCATGATTATAAGTTATCATCCAGAATACGCTGATATTGATCATTTTATAGACATAGCAAATAATATGCAGTGTGAAGTTGCAATAAACTTAATGATACCTCATAATACTGAAAAATTTTCTAAATCAGTAAATGTAGCAAAGAAACTATTTGATAATACAGATAGATTAGCTATTTGGCCTAAAGTTATTTTAGATAAGACTACAGGCGAACACATTACAAACGAACTTACAGATTATACACAAGAACAATTACATATTATACAAAATTGGCCTTATTTTAGAAAACTAAATGACGAAAATTTACATAGAGGAAACATACTGTATGACGGAGAACCTACAGACGCTAATCAGTTAATTACCAAAGGACTGAATAGACATAAAGGTTGGACATGTTGGGCAGGGTTAGATATGATCTATATCGAATGGGGGAAAATTTACAGGGCAGAATGTTTCCAGGGAGGTCCTATTGGCACTTTAGATGATTTCGAAATGCCTAGTACCACAGTGACTTGTAATAAAGACATATGTAGTTGCCTTAGCGACATATACTTACGTAAATTCATGCCATAATGTATTTTGAATAGGATCAACACTTAGCTCATTAATGTTGATATCTTCAGGCTGATCTATAATCCATTTTATATATTTTGCTGCTAATTCTATAGGCATAGTACGTCTGCCTTCTTTTACTACATTACTTAATGTGCCTAAACTTAATAATGTAACTTTCGGTCCTTCTTTCCAAACACCGTTTAAAGACAGCACATTGCACACAGACCTTAATGTTTTTTTGTCTGTAGCATATTGCCATACCTTGCCATCAATAATTCTATCTATTGTACTACCTATACAAATGATATGTATTTTGTGATTATTCTCTAATGCATTGTTATAAACTGAATTAAGTATCTCTGTTTGTTTAAAGTTTGGTATATGTGAACAATTTATAAATGTATTGTAGTTTTGAGTTAATTTAACTAATCTATCAATATCCTTTTGTAGTTCTAGATCGAACCCACTAGATCTACTAACAAAAGCAGTATGCGGATACATCTTACCTATTTCTTTAGCCAATCCAAAATCTTTATTTCCTGTAATTAATATATCAGACATAGTATTCCTCAAATTCAGGACACACAGACAATAAATTTTCTTGTCTAATTTTATCTAAATCTTTTGTATAATCTATAAATGTTTTGAAGTATGTTGCAAGATTTAAATTGTGAACATAATTTATTCCTGGTATATCGTTATTAGCATTTGCTTTATCTAATATTTTCTGCGGCAATATACTTGGATTTAGATAATGAGGTGTAGTAACGACATTGTTGAAATATATTTCCCAGTTTAAGTCTCTAGTGTCCATATACCAATCTTTTATGTCTTGTAAGTGACAAATATTATATGTCATTATAGTAACAGCAATTATTACTCGATCAAAACAATAATATTTTTGTAAGTTTCGTTCTAATTCCTTAAAGTTAAAGTTTTTTCCACCTCTAATGTATTTGTACAAATCGCCTGTACCTTCTAAACTAACTGTCCATTTTGTATGACCAAACTGTAAAGCAAGGTTATGTAATTCTTCATCTACTATAGTGCCATTAGTTGTTAAGTCAAGTGTAATTTTTTCAGCTATGCCCATATCTATTAATTTCTGCAAAATAATCTTATTACCAGGTTCCATGTAAGGCTCGCCGCCTTTAATGCTTAGATAATTTAGATTTTGAAAATA